TCTGGTTCTCTTTTTTGAGTAGGCATTCGCAAGTTGTTCCATTCGCTACTATTTCACCGTGTTCTATTACCATATTACTGGCTATGCTTCTATTCGCATTATATAATAGTCTACCTTTATAGGATAATAATCGTATATCCTCCAATCCTTCGTAATACCCATCGTATTTTGTATTATAGTTTAATATATAGATAGGCATAGCTGTAGTAGTATTTTCACAGTTTTTGCCGAAATACGCGATAACATTCTTGGTTATAATCTTTTCCTGGTTCTCGTAATTACCATTCTTATCTATTTTATAATTCACAAAACGTCTGTTTATAATTATATGTTCTCCATTATGATGACAGATTGATGGAGTGCTTCCGATGAATGTTTTATCTTTCGTTAATTCATCGCCTACACAGGAAAGAAGTTTGTATTTTTCCTCGTGTATACCTTCTATTTTCGGAACATAGAATTTATAATTACTAATAATGTTTTTATATATATTGGGTTCCATAATAGGATAGTTCAACAAATCCATTGAACACCGGATTAAATCGTAATTATCCGGATTGACGTAGTAACCCAATATAGATAATTCATAATCCAATTTGAAGTCGTATATATCTTTCTCCAAGAATAAGAAATCCCAATTTTTAATTCCAGAACGTTTTTCTCTTGCTATCTTATAAAATATATAAGCCAACTCGTTTTTCCCATTTATTCTATAATAATTTATAATCTCGTATAGGTTCTCTATTCTGTTCGAATTATAAGAATATGCTTCTAACCAATGAAACACTGCTTTATCCATTAGATTTCGTTGTTTGTATATCTTACCCAGTGAATAATGACTATACCATTGTTCTTCCATCCATCCACCCAAGGATATACGTTTCTTATATGTTTCTATCGCCTCATCGGTTTTACCTGCATCGCGCAGACTATTCGCCAAATAAAACGTATAACGGTCGTTGTTGGGTATATCTTCCAACCCTTTTCTTAATAAACGAATATCTCGTTCAAATTTATCCGCTTTAGACCCCCCGTCGCCAATATCCCATATAAAAATATCATCCTTATTAAAAAATCCATATTTTGTTCCATTGGGTAAATTCATATACTCGTGTGTTACACCCCAGTAATTGATACCAGGTTTGTTTCTTACTAACCGAATATTCTTATAGTAAAAAGAGTCAGTACCTTGTAATACATAATGTGCATCGGCACTAGTTACGCGCCGTTTAAATGCAGTTACGTCGAAATTATCCGGTATTTTTAGCACCATATCCGCATCTATTAATAATAGATAATCCGCATTGTCCAAACCATTACAATACTCTAATGCCTTACTTCTATTATATCCAAAGTCGCGAAATGGTTCGTGTACTACTTTACCAGGTATACCTTTCAATTTGAAATAACTCTCGATTATTTCCGGTGTTTTATCTGTGCTACCTGTATCACAAATACAATAACTATCTATAATTGGTAATACACTATCAATGAGACGACGAATGATAGAGCTTTCGTTTTTTACTATCATATTTAGACATATACTGGATAACATCTCTATTAGTTATAATCATCTCAAACGTTTATATTTATACTGTCGAAGATTGAAATATGCTAAATGTAACAAATTTATATACACCTTATATATATTAATGTCTTTCACACGATTCCACGATGACCCAACTAGAATTAGAAAGCAATTACAACAAAGTAGTGGATTATGCCGATATCAATTGGACGCACCTGGACCGGGTATACTTACACCATTTATAGAAGACCCACAGATTCGCCTTCAAAAATGGGGAGCAAATTTAAAAACAAACACGGTAAATTTAGAGAGCGATTTAAGAGGAATTGGTCATAAATTATCCGTTGACGATAAGGATTATTCATCATTAACACCATCTACCAATAACCGGATTTACGGGTCCCAAGACGCATTTATTGATGAAAGTCGCGCGAGTCATCCTGCCTGGATGTATAGAGATTTAGAGCATAGTAGATGGACTACCTCTTTCCACGATGTTCAGAAGAAAACCGAGATACCATTCTCTTATAACGAACCCTCGCGCATTTTAGAGAAAAATAAAGTTCGTAATAATACAATTATTGAAGGACTGGATGAATCCGATCCAAATGGTATGGGGGGTCTAACTCTTTCAACTCAAGCAAAGGGTGAAAATGGTAAAGGAACCAAATTCGCAATGGTGTAAATCAAATAAAGTATAATATGATTGGATAAATATGATACAATAATATATATTTATATATTATCATGGAAGTAATCATACCATTATTGGCAATGTCTGGATTATATGTATCTACTGGAATAAATGCAAATGAACGTCTTGAAAATTTTACGTCCTCGCGATTACCAAATGTTGATATTGCTGACCGTAATTATAATCCCGAAGGCACTTTCGCTGCGGAAAGTGACCGTTCTAGTAAACTTTCAAAAGATAATGCTTATGACGGTCAGCGTGTCTATACTGATAAATACTTCAATTCGAATATGAATTCGAATAAGGTTAACTCAAATAGTGACACCGGTATTGAGGCACAATATACATCATTGACGGGCGAGAGTGTTAGCGCTAGTCATTTTCAACATAATAACATGGTGCCTTTCTTCGCAGGTAATATTCGTAGTCGTATAAATGACATGAACGCAAATGAGAGTGTTTTGGATAATTATGTAGGTTCTGGTTCGCAATCATATTCAAAGAAGGAACAGGCTCCTCTTTTTGCTCCCAAGGAGAACCAACAATGGGCGAACGGGACTCCCAATAATACAGAGTTTATGAGGTCGCGAGTTAATCCTAGTTCTAAAATGGCAAATGTTAACCCATTTAAGCAAGAACAGGTTGGACCTGGTCTTGGATTAGGTTACACAACCGATGGCGGGGGTGGATTTAATTCCGGTATGGCTCAACGTGAAGCGTGGACTGCGAAAACAGTCGACGAATTACGTGTTCTCACAAATCCCAAGGCTGGAGGAGTAAGTATCATTGGTCGTGAAGGACCAGCCAACTCACACATCAAACAGATGGGTCATCAGGGTATCCAGGAAAAACATCGACCAGATACTTCGTTTGAGATGACTAAAGATAGATATTTTACAACTACTGGCGCTCAGAAAGGTCAAACGTTGAGATCCACTCATATAGATAAAGACGTTAGCCGACCTAGCACCGCTGTTGAATACGCCGGTGGTGCCGGATATTATAATACATCGCTCTATGTCGACGGTGAGCATATGCCTACACATAAACAACAATTGGACGGGCCTGCTTTCACCCCCGCAGGAGCCAAGAATGGGGGGTCGGCAACTGCGTCAGACTATGGTATTAAAAGTAAAAAAGTTTACCCAAATAATCGCACCACAACTACCAATGATAAATACTTTGGTGCAGTAGGGGGTGCTTTCGGAGCTGCCGTAGCGCCATTATTGGATGTTCTTAGACCATCTAAGAAAGAGAACACCGTAGGTAATCTGCGACCTTATCAAAAAGTTAAGGCTTCAGTAGCATCTTCTTATCTTTATGACCATAGCCAACACGCTGCCCCTACTATTCGTCAAACAACTGAGGTTGGTAAATTCCATCCTCTAATGAACGCGAACCAAAATGGTGGTGGTTATAAAGTTAGTGAACACCAAGTAGCACACACATCTCGCTCACAAACCTCTCGTGATTATACCGGTGGTTCTAGTGCTTCTGCTGGTAGACAGGATACACGTTCCTATGCGGCCGAATATAATCAACGTAATAACGAGATTAAATCATCAACCGTGAATAATGGTCGCACTCCTTCCGGTAATATGAAGTTATTTACCGCTGACGTCAATATGAGTGCTAAACATAAAGATAGGGACCTTATTAATAGTCGCTCGTTAACTAAAAATATGCCCACACCAACTCCTTCTATACACTCTATGGGAACACTTTCTGGTGGTAATTCACTCAATCAAAATATTAATATGGAGCGTAATACACCAGACTTAACCAGTGTTCTCAGTGGTAATCCATTTGTTATTCCTTATTCCGTGAGATAAATCTTATTCCGTGAGATAAATCTTATTCCGTGAGATAAATCTTATTCCGTGAGATAAATCTTATTCCGTGAGATAAATCTTATTCCGTGAGATAATTATTTTTATGTTTTTCGTAAATCATAAAAATTGATTACTTTTGTTTAATTGCATTATTCTAATAAAAACCAAACAAATTTGTTATAACTTTAAATAATGCCTTGTAGTAACTGTTTACGTAACGGGCATAATATTAGAACTTGCCCGGATTTACAATTTAATTTGATTGACGATGATTTGTCCTATATTTCACACGATGATTTAGACGCACACGATGTGCGTATGGGAATGGCGGAACTTATTATGGATAAGAAAATACCGCCAATTGAATGTATGGTATGTTACGAGGATGTTGAGGATGAGCAGGTTAACCTCAGGTGCGGGCACGCATATTGCGTTCAATGTTTTATTAAGCATATGCGAGTAGGTCATAATTGCGCAGGTTGTCGGGCACCCATATGTGATCCACCAATAAAAACTGGAAACCGCACTCTTTCCCATTCTGAGATTAGTGACTTAATTGACCATAACTTGGAAACTGGACCGGATTTCATTGGGTCGGTTCATGCTGATATTATAAGACAGGCAAATAAGTATATCGATGAAAACTACGGCGATATCACAGAAACCGACCGCAGCAGAATATTAGTTATGACGAAACACGCTATTGAGAGCACCGACCTTACTTTTGGATTTTGGATAGCAGGTTTTAGTATGGCGCAGAATATTATAGATGCGGTTACGACAATATGAATTTTAGTTAATTTTATAAAATAACCAGATAAAAATAATTATTTACTATAATAAAATGAATAGTATTATAACATATAATATACAAAAAAAGACACAGCAATTACGAACAATTGCACCTCATTGGGTAGGTTCCTCAATTGTTTTTTTAATAGGTGCTTATTTTTTATCTCAGAATACGATTCCTTCACATTTAAAAGAGTCGTATAATATCACAAAATGGTATATTCTCCATCCAGAGAATGCATGGTCTTCTGTTTTATACGCTCTACCTAGAACACCGACAATAATGAAAATCCCTCTTATGTCATTAGCAATTAGTAGTTTCAGTCTATGGTCTAACGCGCAACCATATATTAATTTCACTGATGTTACTAACATATATTGGGTAGTCATCACTACTTCGTTATACTCATTACCTTATTCAAAACATAAAGAGAAAGTTATATGGGTCGTGCATTCGTCTACCACTCTTTTTATCGTTTCGTCTATTTATTCGGGACTATATAATAATATATTGACTTACTATAACGCAAATATCGTTCCGTTTACGGGTATAATTAATATTATTTGTGGTATTTTTCTTTATTCGTATTATTTGGATAATGTATATTTTAATATTAGTAGTCTTTTTATTGTTTGCGGCTATGTTTGTAAATTACAAACTATATACTATCAAGCATACTGGGGAACTTCGGTATTTCATATTTTTACTGCTATCGGTATTCATATCTTGGTACACATGAATAAACCTCAAATAAAAAATAGTAGTGTAATAAATAGTGGTGTAATAAATAGTAGTGTAATAAATAGTGGTGTAATAAATAGTGATTCGTTGGCTATGGTATAACTGGGTTTGGTGTAATACTATTCATTCGTAATAAATAATCTGTTCATATTAATCGCCTCTAGATTATAATCCACTGGATTGAGTAATCGTTCAATTAAGTCATTGTCGCGGAAGCGTACTGTATATTCCTGTTGAATCTTATTTCGTCCAATACGACCTAGCGCCTGAATAATCTTTTGCTGGGTCATATGTGTCAAATCCTTACCAATAAATCCGTGACAGAACGAATAATTCGTCCCATAAATATAATCATCCGACGCGATGATTAGATACAAACGTTGGGAATACGCCAGACCCTTCATAATTTCCGCATACTTCACGTTATTATGCGTATCGAACATTCCGATACCCATAAGTAGTAGCACCTTCTTATGGTCCTCTACATCCAATTCCATTATATCACATACTGTTTCTTCGTCTATGTCCGATACGAAAGCGTTTGGTGTCGGATTTAACGTCCAGTGTTGTTGATGGGCATTTGAATTGGGGATATTGACATCGGGGAGTTTAACGGATGTGATGGTCTTACGTAATTTCTCAATGTCTTGTGTTAATTCGCGGATTTCCGGGTCTTTTTCTTTTTCACGACGTTCTGCTTTCTTATCACCGGTGTTTTTGGATTTCGTGTTTTGTTTTAAAGACGAGTGCTTTCCACCACCACCTGTATCTTCTTTTTCTGATGTTTTATCTTCCAGTATCTTCTGTTTCTTTACTAATTCTTCGGTTACTTTATTATTATGTTCAATTCGTTGTGTAATATCATTGAATACTTTCTTGGAAATATCGGAAAATTTTATATAATAATCACCTATCTTCTTCACATCCTTCGCTAAGAATATAGTGGGACCATCCGTCAATGTATGTGCATCGCTTGTCGTGAGTAAAATACCATTTGATTTCTTATCATTTGGTGTATTTACGGGGAATTTTAACTTCTGACTTCCTTTCAAATTCTCGTGAATATTACTCCATACATCTTCCTCTAATTGGTTGAGGGAATCCAAATAATACATCTTCAAATTTATCATAGTGATTTCAGATAAAGACTTAAAGTGTGCCTCTAACTTATAGTCGTCGTTTATCAAATCATTATCATTTATGTATTTTACGAAACGAATTATCTCGGAAAGGTCGAAATAACGAAGCAGCGTCTTGTTTTCTATACAATGTGATACAGACCGCCTCATTGCTTGATAATCGGAGTATAATAAATGGGGTAAAACACACATATTATTATTATTTAATAGAGATATCGACTTCTTGAAATCATAACTATTGATCGAAACTATTTCTGCACCTTCGAATTTACACTTGAAATCTGCCAATACATCGTTGATTTCATTCTCTTTCGGTAGTGTAGCACACGATAATACCATTTTTGATATCTTATTCTCTTGCCAATTCTCGTGGATCTTTTTATGTAATTCATGGTCTTCGTAATCCATTGTAATTGTTGGTTCATCCCAATATGTAATGATATTCTCCTCTTTATTGAACGCCAACATATAATACATCGCGGTTAAATATGACTGGACATCGCATATCATAATCTCTACCTTATCTCCAACACTATTATCTACTTTTCCGATTCCTCCCGACTTTCTATGCTTCGTATAATCCTTTGCTGCGTAATAGTGTAGGCGGATGTCTTCGGCACTATCACAACCAAACGCAAATGCTATCTTCTTCTCCATACAAATCGCGGATTTCGCCAATGCTAGACCAACGTGCCTTGATACGCATATAAATATAACCTTATATCCTTCGGATAATCCCAGTGGCGTAAGTGTTTTTCCTGTACCAGTGGGTGCACAATATAATACCAATTTGGCTTGGTTTTTATATTTTTGTTGGAACAAATTGTATATACGCTTCTGGTGCTCAAACAAAGATAAGTCCTCGTATTTCAATAATACTGGGTTTTTCTCTATATATTCATATGCCCGATGTATCGTATTCAATATGGACGTTTTTTTATTACCGTATTCAATAACACGGTCCGCTAGTTCCATAATTATCTTATTTGTGCTTGGTATAGATGAACCTAGTAATTGGACCAGTGTATATAGAGCTAACGAGTACTTAGAGGTTCCTTTTGCCAATGATTTCAATATAACTGTTATCATATCCAAAATAACGAATTCGAATATCTTTTCCTTTTTTACCAGAATGTTATTATCCATATTATCAATCTTGAACATATCCGTTTTTTTTAGAGTGTTTGTTGATTTTGTAACCGGATTAAACTCACCTATCGTTTCGTTTCCGTATTTTTTCATTAATTTATTTACTTCTTTACTGAAATACCGTTCGTATAAATAAGCTTCCATCTCAGGTGAATTCGGAATCTTTATTAATTGATATAATGATTGGTTCAAATTCGTCTTTATTGATACATCGTGAAAACCATCGCAGATCAATCTAAGAATACGCTTCTCATCATCTGCCGCTGGTATCTCTGTGTTTTCCCATTCTGTCTTGGTAAGTTTGGTTTGCTTTAGATCCATTGTTATATGTGTTTGTTTATCTTTTTTTTCTATACAGAACGAATAAGATCAATTTTATAAAAAAACAAGATTTGGATTCTCTTTTGATTTTCTGAAAAATGGACAAAAATAAATGTCCATTTTTTACTTTTTTAAAAATACTTTTTCAACGACTTTTTTACGTTTACTTAAAAAAGTGGGTTCTTAGCATAATGCAGTGAAACTCGTTTTTAATAGAAATAATCGTTAGCATAACTTTTTTTTGAAATCTTAATGCGTTTAGTTTTGATGTAAAATATATTACCATAGTTTAGGATAATAATGATAACCGATAATACATCAAAACACATCAAACAAATAGTGTGTGAAAATTGTGATTTCAAATGCTTTAAAAAAGGAGATTATAACAGACATATAAACACTGCAAAACATAAAATGATAATGAATGATAAAGCAATTACATCAAAACACATCACAGCATACACTTGTAAATGTGGAAAATCGTATAAATACACATCTGGGTTATCGCGTCATAAAATTATATGTTTGTTAAATAATGAAATTGATACGAATTTAGAGAACACAATTATAAATTTATCCGAAAATAAAGAACGTGCATTTCTTGAACTAATGAGTAAAAACAATGATTTGATGGAGATGCTACAAGAACAGAGTAGGACTATACAAGAACAAAATAAGATAATACAAGAAATGGTTCCAAAAATAGGTAATACAACCAATAACAACAATCAGTTCAATTTACAAGTATTTTTAAACGAGGATTGTAAAGACGCGTTGAACTTTTCAGAGTTCATAGAACAAATCCAAGTTACTTTTGAAGATTTGGAGAACCAGGCAGAAAACGGGTATATTAAAGGGATTTCTAAGTTATTCATTGAGAGTTTACAAGAATTGGGACAAGATAAACGTCCCATTCATTGTAGTGATAAAAAACGAAAGACAATCTATATTAAAGAAAATAATGAATGGGACAAGGAAGGTTCTCTCGATGTATTGAAAAATGGAATTAATGAAGTAACAAGGAGAACATTACAAACTCTCATGAAAGAAAAGGCAACCAACGCAGAAGAATATAAGGACGGAGATTCTGAATTTTCCATGAAATGTCTAAACATACAACGAAATTTGTTTCCGAGCGCTCCGCGCGAGGTTACAATAGGTAAGGTAATAGAAAATATAACTCAAAATTCAGGAATAGTGTAAAAAAGGTTATCTGGTATTATTTTTATCAGGTATTATTTTTATCAGGTATTATTTTTATCAGGTATTATTTATTTATTTTTTATTTATTTATCAGGTATTATTTATCCCTATACTATCCACTCAGCACCCGACTGTAAGAACGTATCTATTTCTCTAGGTAATTGTAGGTTATGCCCGTGTTTCAAATAACATTTTAAGCACGTAATCGTATCAACTAACGCATCATGTAAATTATTCGGGGTAAATCCAAATAATTTATCGTGTAACTCTACTAATTTGGGTGCCTTCGCATATGCTCCATATTTACCATTTATCATAATATTACAATAGTTTTTGGTATTCAGCATCGTACAGTATGTATCCGTATTATGAAGACTATTGAACATATCATTAAATAAGAAATACGACTCGGGAATGGTTCGTAAATGTTCTCTGTTACGGAATATCTCCAATTCAATCATATTCTTATCAAATGCTATATTATGCGCTACGATACGGTCAGCCGACATATAGGCGTGGTAAAAGTCGTATAAAGCATTCTCAATGGGAATCCCCTTCGTCATACATGTCTCTTTCGTAATCCCGGTAATTTCAGTTATCTTATCAGAAATAATTACATCATCGCTAACTTTGATATAATTATTATACGTCTGCTCTATTACGCCCATCTCTATATTATATACGACAAAACTCAATTGGAGAATATAAGGATATTCACTAATGATAGGAAGTTGGGTGTGTTTATCACGCTTAGGTAAAAGACCGTTGGTCTCAGTATCGAATACAAGGACACGATTAATTGTCATGGTATTCATTATTAGAAATAAAGGATTAGATTACGGATATTTTATTTATGATTTATAACATCAATTTTTACAAACGATTATAATTACTCCCTTGTATCAATATAAAAAAGCTCAAAATGGGCGCCATTTGAAATCTTCAATGGTCTAAAGAACCTGATAAAAACCCCTCAGTTGAGAATCGTCCAATCATTCAATGAAACTTATGGGGTTCATGAATTTCAACATACGAAGGGTTCCAGTCCGTTTGGACCAGATGAATTGGTCGGAATGGTTCATTTCAGTGAAGACACGAAACCACGAAGTTACTTTCATATGATGGTAATTTTAGATAAAATGTCGTTGAAACCCCTTCGGTATAGCGAATCTTTTGTCTTTGAAACGGTGGGTATAGAATTTTGTATTGGGTTTAGGATACATAATGGGAACTATGAATTCTGGATTTCACGAATAGATAGAGAACCTATGTTGATTCGTATTTGTTATGATTTACTGGAAATAAATCATTTTTTTTTTTATATGAGTAATATATATCAATAATGAGTGATACTGAATTTAATCGTAATATGGAAACTATAGAAGGCGGTGGGGATGCTGTTTACGGGGGGTCAAACTCTAGTGATTTCATTGCTGCACTTAAAACAAAGGAACTATCTGATTATCCAATAAAAATCGAAAATACAAAAATAATTAAAGATAATGGTAATGACAATTTAATAATCAAGGTCTATCCGCCACAATCACATACAATAAATAACTTAGCAGACGTTGATTGGAATAAATTTGTTAACGGTATTTTTAAAACGGTTGAGATTAAGAAAACAGGAAATAATAATAATGAAGGTAGGGATTTTATTTTATTCACTCTTAATTCGAATAACCAGATAGTACAGAAGTTGAAAACCGATGATAGTGGAATTAGTAATCTAAAATCCGTATCATTTCCGATTGGGAAATACTATAAATTAAAACAAGCTATGTTGCAAATAATAAACCATATTGCGAATAAGAGCAAAGAGAATGCAGAAATCGCACTTTCGGAGTCCTCATCAAGTGGCGGTAGCATAGACTTTGTCCACCCACGCTTCGAGATGTCCCTTAATACATTTGGCTCTTTGGCATTATATAATAAAAAGACAATTGATAATAATAAACAAATAACAGAAATAGACCGCCCCGTCGGTTATGCTACAGGTACTAAACCATTGTTACAAATTACTAGTACGGCAGGTGTTGGTTCCACTCCTGATATTACCGAGGAAATGAAGACATTATTTAAAGATTTTTTAACCTTTTTTAATTTTGTTATTACATTACTGACTCACAACAAACTATTTAATAATGGTGAGGTTGAAACCAAAAAAACGTTCGGAAAAGTTACGTATAATGATAATCTTAAAACCTTTTTAACAGATAGGATTTATGACCGGGGTTATACTACCGCATATTGGCCGTTACTAAGAATTCTCGGACATATTAATGAGATTCAAAAACCAACACCGGGGTCAGTATATAAACCAAACACAAATAAATGGAAAAATACTGGAATGAAGAAAGATGGTAATGATTGGATATATGTCAATGAAAATGCGACAACTGAAAGTGGCTTTACACTAATTATGGACATGTTAAAGGAGGTAGAAGCAATGAATGATAAAAACAATACAATGAAAGTAGAGATTGACCTAAAAGAAGTGTGTAAATTATTAGCAATGTTAACACAACAACATGCTGTTGTAGGGGTAAAAGCAACATTAGTAGACGCTTTGTTAAAAATTGTAAATGCACCAGAAACAGCACCAGCAGCAGAAACACCAACACCAACAACAACACCAGTAGAAATATACAAAGCTTTTTTAAATAGCGCATATCGCGGGGTTTTAGATCAATTGATAGATAAGGCTGTAGAAGATACAAAAACTGCAGAAGGAACAGGGGTAGCAGATGATTTGAAAGCGGTAGCAGATGAATTGAAAAAGGTAGCAGTTGATTTGAATACGGTAGCAGGTAAATTGACTGCTAAACCAGAAGCAGCAGCAGCAGCAGCAACAGCAGCAGAAATAGCAGAAAAAGCAGCAACAGCAGCAGAAATAGCAGCAACATCAAGTGATGAAGAATTAACTAGTGCGCTAGAAACAGCAAAAGGCGCGCTAAAAACGGCAAACGATGCGCTAGTAGAAGCAAACAAAGCGCTAGGAACGGCAGAAGGAGGTCAAAAATCAAAAACATTAAAGCGAAGACAGCAACGAAAAAACAAGTCCCAACGTAGATTCGCCTACGGAGGACGTAAGGCATACGACCAGCGTAAAAAACAGAGACAACAGCAGAAACAACAAAACTAAATATATTAGTAATAATAAATACTAATATATTCAACCATCACACTAGATAAACACAAACGAATCTTTTATTTCCGTTGAAAACCACCCTCTATAACAACAATTCGCATTATTGATATGGAACCCCAAAAAGTAGCGGTGAATATTCCATATGGTCTAAAAACATATAACCAATCCATAATTTCCCATTCTCCAATTCTCGCGCATCATCAATACGTATCTTACACCATTTCACATTTCAAACGCCGAATCCGAAGGATTGGCGTTTTTTTGATGTGATTTGGTAACTGTTACTTTGTAACCGATAAATTGCCTTTGTTATATCCGAGTAATCGCCTACGGCGATTTCAGGGTTATATAAATCGGCAATTGAAAGGTTAAAAGGTGTAATTACAATATCGTTGTATTTGAATAATCCCAAACGATTGACTCCTTTTTGAATCATTTCCCAGTTCATTTTACGATTTTCTGATTTTTATAAGATACAAAGAAAAATTTATAAACGAATCAATTTTTGTAAATTATGTATAACCGTTGAACATTTGAATCCGCACACTTTGCGTGCACGTTCATCTGTTTATCGGTCATTGACCGAGAAGAATATAAATCCGCTTTCCCTGAGAAGGGAGGATTGAATTCTTCGTCGGTGTATAACTTAATATTCCAATAATAATTGTTTTTCAAGACGCCGAGGACTTCGGTATTTCAATAAATCACCACATTTAGTCGTGGTTGGAAATTCATCGTTTCCGTAAATATCCTGTAACAAGAGCCATTCAAAAATACCCCCCATATAAACACACACGTGTTTTACCCCGAGGTTATCGAGTTGTTCCTGTTTTAACCGAACACTATCGTCACTACAATTACGACCATATATAATCACTGGTAAATCCGGCGTGCGATAATTCGAAATTTGTTCGTTAATCACCGTTTCTTCACGGTCACATGGAATAGTGCCCCGAATGAGTAAATCCTGTTCATTGGCAGAGAGGGTATTAATGATAATAAAACTGGCGGAATGTGTTATTGCATACTTGACATCCTCAAAACCGATATATTCTTTTTTATTTGTTGTACCTCCCGAAAGGAAAGAGAACATACAGTTTAACTAGTAGTAAAAGTCGGTAAATCTTTATGTAATTACATAGGTTGTTAATAAACCAATAAAAAAAAAGAATAAATATAAAAAATAGTAAATATAAAAAAAGGAAATAAAATGAAAAATCTATAAATAGGAAAATGCCTTTTTATAAAAACGAACGGGGGTTCTCGGTAGATGGTCAAGAGATATTACTTGTGCATAATTTATTCACTGGTTCAAAACGGATATATGTAAATAATAAACTAACCAGATCCATACCACCGTATATATACGATTGTTTGAACCGGTATCCTATACTTATAAACGGTGCGAATTATGAACTAATAGTAAAACCAGGTTTAAAATATAGTTACGATATAGTATCGAGACAACACGGTTATGGGTTATTAGACGAGACACTATTATAAAAATTGAAAAAAAAATGAAAAATTTATAGAATGATAAAACTCACCCAAAAAAACTATAAACTATGCCGATTCACGTGATCAGTCAGCACAACAATAAGTATTCCGTCGTATTGACGAAAGAAGCGGATGCAGCGGTTGTATTATCAAATATGGAGAAGGAACTGGGAACGATGTGGACAATCAGGAATAGTCCACATCGTGTAAAAAACTCGTATCCCGATATGGACGAGTGGGATATTGAAGATATGGTTTTACTGGCGATGTCAAAGTACGGAGTAGAGAATGTTCGCGGAGGTTCGTATAAAAACGAAAAGTTGAACCATGATGAAATAACCATTGCGGAGAGAAACGTGAAGGCTATAAAGACGAAGTATGCGACCATAATACAGAAGGCGGTGCGGGGTTATATGGTTCGTAAATAAATAATAAATAATATCGGTATTCTATTCTCAATCATTTTTTTTTATCGTATCCGACATAATATTCTATGAAATATTACAACAAGACACATTCGAATTTGTGTTCCTATTATCATCATCAATCATTTTATCTAGTAGTGACTGTGATTCCCCTGTATAAGAATAAATAATATCATTTGGAACCAAGTCTAATAGATTTCCAAAAACAGATTTGGCATCATTATCACTGAACGAATTTGTTTCGGCAAAAAAAATACCGTGTATATCCGCATATTCTTTCCCAACTGAAAATGGAATTGCTCGGTTGGAAGGGTTCTCAATTACGATATCATTTTTATTTCCGATAAGTCCGATGACAATATTATCAGGTCCCTTGGATTTGATACTAAGTAAATACTCTTTCGCTCTAATGAAAGAATATGAATTGGTAACATCATACATAATGATGACTATATTCGATGATCTATAATAAAGTGTGGTAAGAGAGGCGTAACGTTCTTGTCCGGCTGTATCCCATATACGAAGGTCAATCGAAGTATTATTATATTCTATATGTTTGGTAAACATGGCGGTACCGATTGTACTGTTATGTTTTTCAGGAACATTCAATTTCATATATTTACGTATAAAGGAAGTTTTTCCAACATTACTATCACCAAGTAAAATAATTTTTAGCACCGCCATTCTATATAATAGAAAATATCTTTATATAGAAAATAATAAACGAACATAAACCTTTTCTCTTTGAAAAGTAACAGTGTAAAAAATCATTAAGAACCACACATCTCACAACCCTCGTCCTCCCCACGTTTCGTCGGTTCAATAGTAAACTGTTGTGCCTTGGAACGCGCTTTACGTCGCATATAGTAAATACCAGTTTTAAGTCCCTTAGACCAAGAATAGAAGTGCATAGATGTAAGACTATTATAGTTTGGATCTTCCAACCAAAGGTTGAGACTCTGACTCTGGCATATAAACGCTCCTCTATCAGCACTCATATCGATCAATTTTTTCATAGAAATTTCCCATACAGTCTTATATTTATTTTTAATATCATCCGATAGACCCTCGATCTGCTGGACGCTACCATTGTTGGCTATAATATTATTCTTGACTTGTTCGTTCCACAGTCCTAAATCTAGTAGGTCCTTCATAAGATATTTATTGGTAAGCATGAATTCCCCTGCCAAAGTGCGTCTATTATAAATATTACTGGTGAACGGTTCAATACACTCATTGTATCCTAAAATTTGAGAAGTGGATGCGGTGGGCATTGGTGCGAGTAGAAGTGAATTACGCAGTCCCTTTTCCATAATATCGGTCTTTAATATATTCCAATCATAACGTTCATTACCGGGATCGATATTCCACATATCAAACTGTAAAATACCTTTACTTGCAGGTGACCCATTGAATGTCTCGTATTTACCTTCTGTTACAGCGAGTTCACAAGACTTTTCGAGTGCGCCGTGATAAATTGTCTCGAAAATATCACGATTTACTTTTGCTGCTTGTTCACTATCAAACGCAATATTCATCATCATGAATACATCCGCAAGTCCCTGGACGCCGATACCAACAGGGCGGTGGCGCATGTTACTTCTCCTAGTTTTCTCGGTGGGATAATAATTGACGTCAATCACACGATTGAGATTATGTGTGACAACCTTGGTAACCTCGTGTAATTTATTATAATCCATAACACCATCCTTCATAAACGTAGGAAGGGCGATACTAGCAAGATTACATACAGCGGTTTCATCCTTATCGGAATACTCAACGATTTCCGTGCATAGATTACTGGATTTGATAGTACCCACATTTTTCTGGTTGGATTTTTCATTACATGCGTCCTTATAAAGAATATAAGGAGTACCGGTTTCCATTTGTGCGTCGAGAACCTGATACCAAAGGTCGCGTGCTTTCATCGTTTTACGACCCTTTCCTTCGCTCTCGTATCTAGTATACAGTTCCTTGAACTTTTCACCATATACATCCGATAAACCGGGGCATTCATCGGGACACATAAGAGTCCATTCACCGTCTTGTTTAATACGTTCCATAAAAAGGTCGGGAACCCAGAGAGCATAGAAAAGGTCACGTGCTTTTAATTCCTCGTCTCCAGTATTCTTTCGCATCTGTAGGAACATTTCAATGTCTGCATGCCAAGGTTCAAGATAAATTGCGAAACTACCATTTCTGCGACCGCCTCCGTTATGAACGATACCGTTATGAATAAGGTAATTATGTTCATCTTTCATTTGTAGGTCGTATAAAACACCAGTATAATGTGTTTGCGTAATATTCTGAATGCGACTTAAAATATGGTCCTTGTATCTGAAAAATTTAAAGAATTGTTTATCATTATATTCAATGTCCAATAATTTGCACATATCTTTAGTCTTGGGAATACGAAGGCAATACGAAATTTTCTTATTTTCTATGTAATTTCCGTTTGTGGTGGTATGACCTTCACCAACACGGTCGCGTATATAACCACTCGTAAGAATGCCCATTTTCATACAGAGAAAACGAGTAGACTCCAGTAAATTTACAGAAGTAGTATCAAAAACAAGTTCGTTGTTAGATTTACAACCATCTGTATCAACGAGACCTTTTAGAATAAATTTACTTTTAGCGAGAGGTAGGTTTAACCACTTAGGCGAAATACGTTTATTTTTTTGAAGGTCATAGAAATCGTTATATGTAAATGGTAACATAGTGCTACGGTTCCATCTAATTCTAGTAGTATTATCATTCACCGTAATATTATAAGTAATTAACTTGGATTCTAAATAGTTTATGACCCAATCTCCAATGTGAGATTTGACTTGTGTATGAATGCTATAATCATCGCGATTATCAACACAACCGTCCCCTAGTATGACCCCATACATATAACAATCATCGCTTGATAGATTAGCGAAATCCTTATCGTATTTTGGAATAGAATACACAACCATATCATCGGTAGTCAAATCACCCGCGTCCACCCATTGGTATTTGGCGAGACCCTTTTCTAAGCGATTACTAATAACATCATAATTTAGACCTTTTTGTTGTCCTTGTAGAGCATAAATGGGGTGTTGTGGTGTTACCTTTAAATCAAATAATGCGTGAGTGATTTGAATATTGAGTAAGGGTCCATCGTAGTCGTGTTCCAAAACCTGCTGTATAATTTCAGCATCACCATTCACCCCGAAAATAGCGGTTTCTAACGAAGAACATTCTTGTATTTGTTTTGGACCATCAGTAGTATAAATGATAGTTTCTTTGTCTAAACACTGATCAACGTATTTAGCAGTATTATTAAAGACTCGTAACATGGGAACAAGACCATTGGAACTCCCATTAGTCCCTCTAATATGACTACCCGAAGCCCTTACATTATGAATGTGCAGTCCGATGCCTCCCGCCCACTTGGAAATGAGAGCGCAGTCTTTGAGAGTATTATAAATACCCTCTATACTATCGGATTCCATCGCCTGTAAGAAGCATGAACTGAGTTGGGGTTTTGGAGTCCCGGCATTGAAAAGAGTGGGAGTTGCGTGAGTAAAATATTTCTGGGACATAAGGTCGTAAGTCTGCCGAATAGAAGCTATATCGTTACCGTGAATACCACAAGCGGTTCGCAACCACATGTGTTGTGGTCTTTCAACGATTTTACCGTCAATCTTCATAAGATACGCACGCTCCAGTGTTTTGAAACCGAAATAATCGATTAAATAATCGCGCGAATGAACACACATATCATTGAGTAAATTACCGTGTGTAAGTGTGAGTTGATATAACTGCTCACTGACAAGGGGGGTATGGATATCATTCTTGTCGGTGAATTTATATAATTTCGAAATAACATCAGTGAACGCCGAAGCAGAATTCTTCTGATGGTTTGAAACAACAATACGCCCTGCTAAAATATTATAATC